GCTAAGGCTTGATGAGCCTCCACCTGTACCACCATTGTTAGCGGACATGCCAACAGGACCAGCGTTTCCAGTTGCGTTGCCAGGATTGCCTGCATTGCCTCCAGTTGCACTTGTCGCACCTGTAAATGATGTAGTGCCACCTGTTGCGCCTGCAGTTCCGCCTGCACCGATTGCATAAACGATAGATGCTCCAGGAGTTGTAGCTAAACTTGTTGAGATTACTTGTCCGCCTTGACCCTTGTTACCAGTAATTGGAATTGAGCTAACAGTGACTCCAATACCGCCTCCGCCGCCTCCGCCGAATAAAGTTGCAACGATGTTTGTCACACCTGCTGGGACTGTGTAAGAAGTGCCAGAGGTAAGAGTGACGACAGTTCGTTTAGCAAGAGCAACAGGATATGCAGTGATAGCCATTACGCGATCTCCATCCCTGAGATGTGGAAATTCACCGCTGTGTTAGATGCTCCACCCTTGATGGTCTTTGTTGTTGCTAAAGTCTGCTTAAGATCGATGTACACAGTTGTATTGCCAGGAATGTTAGTTGCTGTGTGTAGGGCAATGTCATCCAATGCCATAGTAAATGTGTAGGCAGTAGATGAAGTATTAGTCACCGCAATGTTAGTCACGATCGCTGTTGTACTCGCTGGTACTGTGTAGAGGACTGTCGTGGTCGTAGTTGTAGCTGCTCCACGAAAGAGTGCTTTTGGTGTATTTGCCATTAGTAGGCTCCCATCAATGCGGCAATGACTTGGTCTTGAACAGTTGAGTCAGCAGATGAACCAAGAGTACGGATTGCCGATGCTCCGTTCTTGACCAATGCTGTGTCATCTGGGGTTGCCCAGTTGAAATTAGTTGTGTTTGCCATTCATGCTCCTAGTCGTATGTAGCCCATTGTACCGCAGCACCCACCGCATTCCATGCAAGCGCAGCGTTCACATCCTGCCAACGTGTAGGCTGGATCGAGTATGAGGATTCGCTGGTAGTCAGGGAGATTGCAGCTTGATTGCGTGTTACTTGTAGAATCCAACCCTCTACGAATCCGTAGTAGTTAGTCGGGATTAAAGGTACTGGAAGCCCATTGATCTCGATAGCCTTGCCCATAGTCATCTGGATCAATTCGTCTAGGTCAGCCGATGAGACGTTAGGCGAATCTAATTGGATGGTAAATGCCGACATGTTGAGTCTAGGCACACGCCTTAGGGCAACGTACTTGTCAGCCAACTCCTGAGCCTCTGAGGATAATTCAAGTTCTGTGTTAATGCTGGCACCCAATGGACCATATAAACTCTCTGAAGTTGCATCTGAGGATGTGACAGTTGCATTGGCTTTGTATGAAAGGGTAATTGAGTTAAGGATGTCTCCGAGGCTTTTGTTGCTTGAGACTGATCGCCACAGGATGTAATTTTCTGGGATAAGCATATAACCATTGGCAGTTACATCGATTGATCTGCGTGACTCGTTAGCAAAGCCAACCTTGCCATCTGCTGTTTCATAGATGTATCCATTAGCCATGCCTGCATATTTTGCCGCCGTCGAGTAGGCATCGGAGGAGAAGGCTGGTGCTGAATGAAACTCGTAAATGCCAGGAGTATCTACCACATCGACTGTAACTCCAGCATCGGTAAAGATGTTACTCATGCGTACAGAATCAAGCTCTTTGGCGTATCCGCTTGAGCCAATAATCTTTCGAGACATAGCGGCAAATGGTCCAACGGCAGTTAATGTGATGACCGCCACTTCTTCAACTGATCCAACTGCAACCATCTTAGAAGCAACGTTTGTGACCTTGCCTGTAAATACTGTACGAGCCACCGCTGACGCGTTATCGACTGTGATTACGACTGAATCGTTAATTTCAAATGCATAATCTGTGTCATCCCAATTGACGATCTCTACTGTGGCATAACCTGTGCGAGCCTGCTCCCAGTAGCTTGTGCGACCATAAGTAACCGATACTGCGTTGATAGCCTTTGAGCTGTAATCAACACCATCGACTGTTACTGTGCAATTAGGATTCCAAGTCATTACGCGAATGTACTCAATCCAAGAGTGTTGAATGATCCGCTTGTGCTTGCTTCTGTCTTAAGAAGTCCTGCGATTTGACGAGCAGTTCCAGCAGGATCGATAGCACCATTGATTGTGATATTGACCGCACCTGCTCTTGCTGCATCTGGACCTTTAGTAGTAGATGTCGATGGCTTTTGTGATCCACCAATAGTAGGCAAATCAGGAAGGAAAGGAATCTTATTGTAAGCCTCAATGACTTTGTTAATGGCAGAAATTGCAGCATTAACTGCCTTAGTAACAGCAGAAATGACACCGCCAATGATGTCAATAATGCCACCGGCAATCTTGCCCACAGCCTTGAGAGCACCGCCTAATGTGACCACTAAAATTGGCACAACATAATCCACAACGAACTTTCCAAATTCTTGGAATGTCTCTTTGTTGCGAACGATTGCATCTGTGATTGGCTTAAACATCTCCGCAAACTTGCCAAGGTTTGGCACAACCTTATTGACCACAATATCTACTAGATCCTCAATGATTGGCAGGAGTCTGGCTCCAATGCCTTCTTTAGCTTCATCAAATGCAACCTTGAGACGATCAATGCGACCCTGATATGTCTCAGCGTTAGCCGCTGCTGCTCCACCGAATAGATCGGTAAGTTTGCCCTGTACATCCTGAAATGACATGGTCTTAAGCTCTGCTGCTGATAATCCAATGCCCAACTTACCCAACGCGGCTGTATTGCCCTCGTATGCCTTACCGAGTGCATTGGAGACTGTCTCAAGTGGCTTGCCTGTTTGTGCTGCAATATCTAATGCTGTTGTGAGTAAATCCTGAGCTTTATTGACATCGCCTGTGGCTACGGCTAGACGGCTAAGCGATGGACGAAGCTGACTGTCTGAAACACCTGTGGCTAAAGATAACTTAAGAATCTGAGCCTCTGTGGCTTTGATCTGGTCTTTGGTTGCACCAGTTGCACGCTCTAAGGCACCTGCTAGGGCGACCTGAGCCTTCTCATCTTCAATCGCAGCCTTAACTCCATCGACTGCTAACTTGCCAGCATAGGCAGCAGCAGCGGCTCCAGCAGCTAAGAATGCTGCGCCTGCAATCTTGCCAAACTTTTCTAACTTACCACCAAAACCTTGGACTTCATCTGCGCCTTGATTCAGCTTCTTTTTGAGATCATCGACATCAGCAAGAATGGAAAGTTTGAGTGTTCTACTACCTGCCATTAGTCAAACTCCTTTACGATCTTGCTAAATGCTTCTTCCCATTGCTGAATCAGTTGTGGCTGAATTGCTCTGAGTGTTGGATAAATAAAGTAGCCAGCATTGCCTCTACCAAAAGTAGGTGTGCGGTTTGGGAATTGCTTAAAGCGATTAGATCCAAACTCCATACCTGCCCATAAGTCACGAGTAGTTGCACCACCCGAGAATCGCTGTGAAGCGAAACCATAGGAAAACTCACCGACTCGAGATGACTTGGAAACTCTTACACCATCAGCAATGCGACGAGCAGCAACACCAGAGACTTGTCTGGTGGCTGCCGCCGCTTTAATCTTATCTGCTGCAAACTCAGCTAGTGCCGAGGATTCCTTCTTGGCCTGAAGAACTGCCTCATCTGACATTGCCTTAAATGCTGAAGTAATGGCTCGAAGTTCTTTGCGATCATAGGCGATTGCATCACTTGCCATGTCGCTCCTCCAATACTTCAATTGCTGTCAGAATGTCGCTGGCATCGTTCCATTCGCTCATCGGTATTCCTGTGGCTATTGCTAGTTCTATTAAGAGGCGGCTTACGCTTCCTCTGCTGTGGCTTTTGGGCTATCAGCTACTCGATCGAAATCGATAACCGACTCCATCCAAATCTCAAGAGGCTTGGTTGGCTTGCCTGCTGCTTCTCTTTTGTATGCGCTATGGGCAACGAACAACAGATCCCAGATACCCTCAAATTGAGCGATTGACTTGGATGTTGCTCGTTCCCACTTTGCAAAATCTGGCGGATAGGCAGTTAATGTCTGCTCATCGCCTGAGCTGTATTTAATTATGTATGTTTGCTGCATCTTTGCTCCCGTTAGTTAGATTTTAGCTGAATGTTTCTGTTGGTGTTCCCACGACTGTGAATGACCAAGTTTGAGTCTGTGCGCCTGGTGCTTCTCCACCGACTGATGGGAATACTGGCAACACGTTGCAGGTAAATACTGCGCCTGTAACTGCTGTCAATGATACTGCTAATGTTGTGTTTGGTGCTGTCTCACATGCTGTCCACATTGCTTCGCATAGTGATGAAGCTGCACCCCAGTCAGATAGCAATGAAACATCGAGTGTCCACTGATCGTCTGTGTGTCGGTAAGCCTTGCCATCTAATGTCTGAAAAACATCGATAGTTGCTTCGTTAGTTAGTGAAACGCTAGTAGTTTGTGCATCGTAATTTACTGTTGCGATGGTTAGAACTAGGTCGCGCCCTGTGATTACTGTTGTTGGCACTTGTTCTCCTTAG